CGAGGTTGGCAACCAAACTCACATGGGGCTGCGGTGGAAGGCGTGGTTGTGGTGGAGGCAGGCCCTGGTGAAGGTAGGGGTTCCTGCTCCACTGCCACCGCGCGTATAGGCGAGCGTAGCGTTCCGGAATCTCGTGTGCACCCAGGGCCAAAACCCGCGTAAGCACTGTGTTACCTGCAGTGGCAAGGAAAGCGTAGCAATGTTGCTCCATCCTTCGCTACCTGTGGTGACGCGGTGTGCGGGAAGCGGTCACTTCACCCTGGGACGAGTGGAAGGAGCGCTCGCTTGCAGAGGGGGCGGTTGTTCGATTAAGGTTTTCCACTTACCCGTTGCACCGGTGGATGAGGGAAAAGGGACGCAGTGGTTTATGCACCGTCCCTGTCTGTGTAATACACTCAGCGCTTTGATCGGGCGCGTCGGCAGGTGTGTGCCACCACCGAATGTCGATGCGTTAAAATCGCAGCTCTCTGTTATAGTGGATGTCATGGCGACCCATGTTGGGAAGCATGCCGCGGTGCCCTATGAGAAGGTCTACTCAGGGATGCCTGCGAAAAAGCGAGCTCGCTACGCTCGCGCACATCAGAAATTGACCGAGTCAGGAGGATTCTGTGGGAGGCGAGACGCACGCATTTCCATGTTTGTAAAACTTGAGGCAATCAAGTATGACTCACGGAAAGTGAATCCTGACTGTCGGGCGATCCAATTCCGCACACCCGAGTTCACACTCCAACTCGCTAGCAGCATCAAGGTGGCGGAGCACCGCTTGTACGACCTCTCGGACATCCCAGGTTTTGGTCCGGGGCGACTATTCGCGAAGAATTTGAATCAGAGGGCGAAGGCACGAGAGCTGCGCGTCAAATATGAGTACATCGTTGGGTGCCACATTTTGTGCCTCGACGCAAGTCGATTTGACGCTCACTGCGCTTACGACACGTTAGACTTGGTTGAGCATAGGTTCTGGCGACAGACCTGCCTGGCTAAGCAGTTGCCGGAACTGCTGCGGTGGCAGCTCGTGAACCGTGGCATGTGGCGTGGTAAAGACGGTCAATCCGTTAAGTACACCACCAGGGGCGGACGTATGTCCGGAGACGCCAATACTGCCGGCGGAAATTGTATCATCATGGCGAGCATGCTCAAGGCCTTTGGTGATCATTTCAAACGCAAGTTCACGTTTTTGTGCGATGGTGATGACAGTGTTTTCTTCCACGATGGTGAACCAATCACTGATGAGGAGGTCAAAGGCTTCTTCATCCAGTTTGGGTTTGTCATGGAGGTTGAAGACAGACCGACCTGCCTTGAACAAACTACCTTTTGTCAGGCGCGACCAGTGACTGTCGCTGATGGTGAGGTGATGATTCGTGATCCCATGAAGATTCTCTCGAAGACCACCGTCAGTCACAAGTTGCAGCAGCCGGCTATTAGGGGTAAGTATATCAAGACGGTCGCGTTGGGTGAGCTAAGCATTTCGCGAGGCTGCCCCGTTATCCAACCGTATTTAGTAGCCCTGATTCGAAATTGCGAAAAGTTCATCTCGAAGGCCCAGAAAGCCAAGGGGGAGGTGTATGATTGGGCGGTGGAGGAGAATTACCGACTGAGATCCCTGCTTCCTCGTGACTGGAAGTCGGGCCGTACGCTGGAAATTACGGCCGAAGCGCGCTTATCGTTCTCGCGCGCTTGGGGGATTCCTGTGGAGAGACAGGTGGCCATTGAACGTACGCTCGAATCTTGGCAATTCGACCTTGGCAAGGCTGTGGATGGAGGAGACTGGGATGTGCTGAAGTGGCTTCCCCCGGTATTCCAGCCAGAGGCGTGGTAGCGAGGGGGTCTGTTGATTAAAGAGTTAAAACGGTGGCGTTGCCGGGCCTTAATAGTTCCGTACTAACGTCGAGAGACTGCACGGCTCACCCTGGCTAGAGGGCTCAACAGATGGACAGTCCCGTTGGTCGCGGTATCCCCTATGACCAAACCAAGTAAATTATTGAAACAAGTTCTTGCTCCGTTCTCGCAAAATGGATGCAAATGGCCTGATGACCGTACAGCCGCAAGCAGCACTTTCACCAGCCGATCAGTGTACACCTACTATCCGTATCAGTACGATAGCACGACGGCAACGTCCACCACCCATTTTGGTGGAGTCGTCATGTATCCCAACCCCTATTTTTCCTCCACTTCACTTGGAGAGACCACCACCGGGTCGGGTGTTCTTACTGACCAAGACAGCTCAGGTGGCAACAACAACCTCAACCCCATCCCCAACCTCAACCAGATTTCTGGGGTGCACGGCCGCATTCGCTGCACCGGTATGGCTGCGCGGGTTACGTATGAAGGTACAGAACTTACGCGTGCCGGGCGCTTTGTCGCGGGTCACCCGAACGTTGTCAACTTCCCCACTTCGCGTGGTTCGGCGGTTGGCACGGCTCAGTACTCCGCGGTGAGCACCTGGAGCAAGAACGCCACAGCCACCACTCCGCTAGGCGATCTACAGCAAGTTCTGCGTAACGTAACCACGGCCCGCATTGCGGATGGTGTGTTTGAGGCCCACTGGTTGCCTTCTGGAATTCCACAGTACATGAGTGTTTTCGAAGGAGGTCCTTCGCTCTTGATTAGCGCGCAAACCCAAGGTTACCATCCATTGAACCAGGGACCGGGGTTGATTGGTCAGGAATCTGGTCAATCAGCCCTTGTCATCTTGATTGATGGTGACGTGACCTCTGTGGCGGCTACCATTGGCAACCCATACTCCATCGAACTGATCTGGCATTGGGAGTACATTCCTGAGAATTTGTACACCACGGTGCTTCCACTCTCCCCCAGTCCTTTCCTGCCCATGGAACTCGCGGCGGTTCTCAACCGCATTCAGCAAGTCCCATCCGCTTCCATGCCACCTACAGCGTCTATGCAACCCCGCCAAATGCAGGTCGTGCAGGCGCAAAGTTCGTTCAACCGTGGCATGTTGAAGGAGGCAGCTAAGATTGGGGCAAAGTTAGTGGAGGGCTATATTCAACAACGGTCTGCGGGTCGGCGCCCACGTGCCCAACGTTCACAGCGTGCCATTACGCATGCTTAGGCACCGCCGACACAGTCGGAGGACTAAAACCTCAACCTTTCCGCTATAGCGAAGAAGTGCACCAACACTTAAGGGTTCTACCTAGTAGAACCCTACCGGGCATGGGTAACTGGGGAATTAAGGCTCCCCCTCGGTACCACACTAAAAGTTAGCGGACACGTCTGGGGTGGTACCCTGCGCTATACGCCGCTTATATAGGTTGCATTCGTGCAGCAAAGAGCCTCTCGCGGAGCTCTCGGCACCCGTTTTACGGGGGCCGGTCCGCGGGGGACAGACAGCGTTTCTAACGAAGCGCCGGGGATTCACGCCCCCGTCCTGTCTGTGAGCCGGAGGTGACAACTCCGGTTTAGCGGTAGTCTGAGCACGTTCCACCAGACGTTAACGTCTGCAGCGCGTGCTCATCCCACTAACCGCTTCCGTCAAGCGCTTGGTCCTAAATTCCGTCCGACTGGTGTAACAGCCCGCACCAGGATAATCAACTACGGCTTAAAACAATTCTGGGTGTTACCCATCAGTGCTCACTGTTGCTGAATGGACTACGGCCGGTTGGGGAACCGGGGTGTGGAAACCGCCACAGCGCTGAAGCGGAAGCGGGGAGAAGGGAGCCTAAGGTCTATCAAAGAAAGATACCGCAACGACCTGCCAGAGAACCTGGTCCTGGTGTGCTTGGCAACACACAGGAGGAAGCCAAACCAGCCTTGGAGAAGGCCCGTGCTAGCTCGGATCCTACAGCAAAATATTCGCCCCGCTGTCAGGTTAACTAGCCAAGAGGAGTGATCCAAAATATCGGCACCACGTGCCG